GACATGTAATCTCTACCTCATAATCCTTACCATAAGCCAATATACGAGCTGCTATGAATATTGCATTCTTATCAACTGTCAATAGGTCGTTGTAATTAATTTTAGTAACAATAAGCGATTGTAGTAGTTTATCTATCACTACTCCCTGCTTAATTAGATTTTGAGATGATAAAATATCCTCCTCTCGAGCAGTCATATACTTCATTTCAATCTTTCCTTCTGAGAGTGGATGACCTTCTGGATAAAACCAACCTTTTGATGGTAGTGGTATTACTTCTGTAGGTACAATTGATGGTGATGATACCACTTCTAGTGTTCCGGTATTAGTGGATTCTGCTATAAACTTGGCTTTGATTTCTTCATCTGAGAGCCTCTTTCCTGTTGGATACTCTTCGTTTAAAACTTTTGACATAGATAAATATTAATTAGTAACTTTATTATAAATATGTCGGTAAACAAAAAGACCTGTTTGTTTTATTTTAAACAATCTAATAGGAGTATTTAAAATGAGAAGATTCCATAAACTATAGCTTATGGAATCCTCAAAGTTGTAGTTGATTACTCTATCTTAGTATTACTTTAAAAATCAATATTCAAGCATACAATAATCCACCCCCAAAGTCAATGATATTTCAACTGGTGTTTCTGTTGCCCAGTCCATATCTCCAAACGCTGCTGTTTTGATATATGCACCTTTAACTTTCCAATTTTCTACTTTATCACCTACTGGTCCTAGTACAAATATGTCAAAATCTTTTTTGTAGAAGTCTGCGTATCCATCACGACCCGTTACTGATTCGTGTGCTGTACGTACCCACTCCATCACTGACTGAGCACCTGATGGTACGATTGCGTCGTACATCGAGATTGTGATATCGTTCCACTTGCATTTTCCTTTCATCTTGCGGATAATGTTAATGTGATCCAATACTACCTCTCCACACTCAATACTCGGACGAGACACCTTTTTGCATAAGAAGGCTGGTATGCCTTCCACTGCTAGTATAAATCTATTTTGTACCTTAGGTTCATAAGGTGTGTAAAAGATTTCATTATTTTCAATTAAATTTGCCATCTGTCTTTTATATTAAATATTAAGCGTTATCAAAAGTTGCTCCAGTAGGAAGAATATTAAAGTCTAATACGATAAATTCTGCTGCTTTTGCTGGTTGTAGGTATATCTGACCATACATGATGTTTCTGTCTATCACGTCTGGTGTGTTATTTGTTTCATCCATTACTACGCGGAAAGCGAACAAACCTTGACGTGATTTTACAGTCTCTAAATATGGTGTTACTATGTTCAAGAATCTCTGACGAGTTGTTGTAGTATTGTTCTCGAATACCAAGTAACGGCTTGATGATGCAATGAATTTCTTCAATGTGATCAACAATCGACGTACGTTGATTCTATCTAGTGCAGAAGGTTTTGCTTGTAGTGTCTTTTGACCCCAAATACAAACTCCTTGACTAGGGAATGTTGCTATTGCATTAATCTTATTTTCATAAAGATCATTACGTTGAGCTTGATTTAATCTCAACTCTACATCTACTGCTTCCGATATACCTCCTCTATTTAATCCAGCTGGTGCAAACCACTCATATGCTACTGAATCATTGTAGGCTATTACGCGTGGTACGATAACGCTTGGTGGTACCCATACTGGTTTGTTTTTATCTGTATCTATAATCTTAACCCAAGGCCAGTAGGTTGCTACGTAGTTTGAATCAATTCCTGAATCAGAAACTGCTGCAACTGCAGCCGCTACTGATCCACCTTGTACGATTGGATCTGCAATAACAAAGGCATCTCCTCTATCCTCTGCTACCTCAATTGCTTTATTAATAATCGCTGGGTGATCCTGTATCGTTGCTCCTGGAGTAACAATAAGGTTTACATCATACTCATCTGCGTTTGATATGGCGTTAAGTGCTTTTATATATGCTACTGATCCAACTGCATCTGCAGTACTACAATTCATACCAAATAAGTTGGTTGGTGTAATTTGTGATCCTACTTTCTTTGTAATTGCAACATCGGTTCCATCGAATCCACCCTGTAGTGGTACGTTGAATTTAAGTACGTTATTTACATCTAATCCTGAGAATAGTGAAGCTGATACACTAGATCCTCCTACGAATGTAGAGCTAGTATTTGCTTTGGATGCACTTGCATGAATAAAACACTCATCTAAGTTAAATCCACTCCCATTCTGTGCTGTTCCTTTTGCTGTTGGTTTAAGGTAGTTAGCGTTATCATTTACGCTATAATCCCAACCATAAAAGGCTTTCTTACTATAAGATCCGTTAATTTGAGTTAACTGGCTTATTAAAGAAGCAGTTGGCATTGCGTAGCTAGAAGATATTGGTTGAATCAAAGCTTCAAAGCCAAATGGTTTTACATTAGCAGATATTGCTTTATTCTTAACATCATCAACTACACTTATTCGAATATATTTCGATACGTTTTTATAATCACCAAATGTAGAGACTACACCACTTGCATTAACCGAGAAGGACTTGTCACCAATTCTTCTAGAAATATAGTTAGAGGAGTCTGGATCCAAATTTAAAGATGTGTATGATTCTAGAACAACTGGTCTTTGATCAGTATCAGTGAATTCACGTACTAATATAGTAAATGAACCGTATGTTGTACCTGGATCTGTTCCTGGAATTGTTGTATTTATAATACTAATCTTATATGAATTGTTTGTGTCGGTTCCATCTGCTAGTGATATTACCTTGAACAACTGCTGCTTTACACCTCCAATAATTTGTGATGTAATATATGGTGTTTCTGCTGGTGCAAAGTTTCCATATACTGAGCTTGAGTAGTCTACAAGTGCTGCTACTGAGCCTGTCTCAAAACTTATTGATCCAGATACTCCAGCTGTTGTTGCTAAGAAGTCACCAAAGTAAGTATACACATACCCTTTACTAGCTCCTTTAGGTGATGTTCCAAGTACATTTGTAAACGAATCTACACTAGATGGGTTAGCTGATGCTGTTAATATTTGTTGTGAAACACCTGATCCAGACAAGTAGAATCCACTGGATCCAGTCGTACTGATAGATGTTACAAATTCTGATTTATCAAATCCATATCCAGTTGAGCTTCCAACTGCGGTTGTGGGCATTATTACCCCAACTAATTTAGTACCAAGCGCGCTTGTGTGTATAATTTGTACTGATTTAGCATCATATCCTCCTGATTGGAGAACACGAACAACAGTCACAGTAGCTGCGCTGTTTAAGTAGCTCTTCACTGTATATGGTACATAAGTTTCTTCACTTAATCCACCAAACTTCGCAATGAAATCATTAAAATTATTCACCACTGTTGGTACAAATGCTGGGCCTTTTATTGTAGGTCCTACAATAACTGCTCCAATTGCTGCAATTCCTGCAGGTAAAAACGAAAGGTCTTTCTCGTTTGTAAAGACTCCTGGTGATACTATTCTTTCGGCCATGTCGTAATAAGTTGTTAATTTTTATATAAATATCACAACAGAACTCGAAACCTTATTTTTCTTCGGAATTTGGTGTAAATTCACCATTTTCTAAATCCAACGACCCTTGACCATATTTCTCGTCTAGTTGGTTAGCTAACTCCTTCTCTTCTGCGTTTGTTTCAAATATCTGTTGTTCGACTAGCTGTCCCTGCTCCTCCAGCGATTGTAAATAGTCTTTTCCATTTTTGGTTGCGAGTTTTAATTGCACCAACTGTACTCCTAGACTATTATACTTATCTTGTAGTGTTTTGATTTGATCTACCTCCTCTTGGGTGAATGTTGTTTTTTCCATAACCTATTGGTTTATTATAAATAGTGCTTCCCAAATAAAGAGACACTATATTTCACTATGCTTCTACTGTATTATCTAACACAGTAGCCACTGCAACTTCATTTGGTGTAAATGTACCATCTTGGATATTAATTTGTCCATCACCATACTCTTCTTTTAACTCAGCTAATAGTGCTTGTTCTGTTTCAACTAACACTTTATGCGAACC